AACCCAAGCATCTCCATATATATTTACAGAATCTATTTGTACTAAATCAAACTCTCTATTATCTGTTTTTATATAATCTGGAGCTTCATTTTCTATAGCTAATATTTTATACTTAGCTTCTTCTTCAACAGCACCCTGCCCTCCGTGTTCATTTTTTAATATTAAATATGTTTCTTCGTCAACTTTATTTCTATCAGCTGAATTAAATGATAACCAAATATTATCATCTCCAGCTTCATACCATCTATCTAAAACTAAATTGTAATACTCATTAGAAGTTTCTTTTACATAATACTTTATGTAATCCATCCACCTCATATCCGTTGGGTTTGAGCCGTCCCAACTTTGTTTTAATTTAAATTTATTAGAAAATTTAGATAAAGATTTAGAAACTTTTGAAGCGCCTGGCAAGACTTGACCATTAGCAGAATTGTAACCATTTGATATAACTGGCGTTTCTCTACCATATCTATCTCCAATAACTACGCCAAATTGATAAGTTCTAAGGGATTTAACAGACTTTTTTGGTTTTGGAAAAGACACCACATCAGAGACAAGAGTTTGTTTTAATCCTATATTTGACTTTATATCATAGCCTTGTGTATAGTTACCGTATAAAAGTCTATTACCAGTTATTTCTTGAGCTACAGCATTTCTAGGAACATTATCCCACGCTCTAAGTAATTGGTTTGCTTCAACGACTTTATATATCATTTCAGACGTTACGGTAAGAAATCCAGTATTTGATTCACCAGAGTCAGAAAAATTTTTCCATTCTGTGTCTATTTCTCTAACAATACTTTTAACAATATATATATTAGAGTTATCTGTTGTTTTCCAAAGTACATCAATTGATTTTACATCATGCGGTCTAATATAATTGTTTGGTATAAAATCTTTAACAGTCAACTGCCTAACAGTGTTAACCATTCCTTCGTTAAAACCTTTGTTTGGCGTATATAAAAAATCACCAGGTAGAAATACTAATTCAGACCAAGGTGAAAAAGTTGAATATTCATTGTCTTCATATTGGTATCTGTAAGCGAATCTTCCAAATTTAGAACTAAATAAGGGTTCTCGTTTTTCTAATTCAACTGACCATGACGAGGGATTTTGAGATGATGATAAATCGCTATCAACAAGTAATAACTCTATTGTAACCGTATTGGGATTAGCTGGATCCGGACTGTCGTCTACAATTTTTGCTCTAATAACAATAGGGTCAACAGTATTATCCGCAGTAAACAAATACACATCGTCTAATCTAAAATCAACAACACTAGGAAAATCAACACTTTTAAGATCACCAGCTTTAGGGGGAGCATCCAACACACCACCACCATCAGCATCAATTACAAACTCATAACCAACTAGCGGAAAACTACCAGTGTTCTCCCTATCAACGCTTTTCATTGTAACATTTGGAGGAGAAGTTGGGGCTATTTTTATTGTTGTTATATTTTCTTTTTTTATATCTGAAGAAACACTAAATAGTGATAAGTTTTCTAAATCGGACACAGTAACTAAACCATCATTTAATGGATGCTTTACCTTAAGCTGTGTGTGCTCAAAATAAGACGACTGGTTTGTGCCACGTAAGCATCTTTCTATATTTATTTTTTTAGGTTCATGTTTTCCATCTGTCCACATTAAAAGATCATCTAAAATATGTATAGCTGGTATTACATTTACGCCTCCCCAAAATCCCTCTTTATGATAATCAAATTCTAAAACTCTTTCTGGATGTACAAATTTAAAAGCGACAGCTGTGTTTAAGTTTGCGGTTTGTTGTTTTGATAGAGTTAAAACATTTGAACTTATTTGTAGTATTTCAACAAATTCATTATCACCATCTGAAAATAAATTAGTGCCAGAGCTAGTCTGTGCGTATATACGCATACCTATTCTGTATTTCGTTCCACTTAGAACTTGTATTTGATCATAACCATCGGTTGGTGTAGATTCAAAAGATCCATTTGACTTATATACAGAACTATTATTGATATCGCCATCCTCATCGCATGAAACGGTACCGGCCTTTGTATCAGTAACAGCAAATCTATCTACAATAATAGGTCGAATAAAATATCCATCACCAAAAAGCTTAACTCGCATTATACTATCCGACCATATAACTTGACTTGTTATATCGGTAGGATCTATGTTCACAACCCCTTCAGGCCAAAGATTAACAGCACCAACTAATGGTACTGGAGCGGCCGTAAAAAAATAAGCAGAATTAGTGGCATCATCTGATACGCTACCTATTATTTTTGATTTATTTCCATCGTAACCTATAACCTGTTGAGACGAACCTATCTTGTAATTACCTTTTAAATTTTGCACAGTCCCAGCATCACCCAAATGATTAGAATCGCCATCTGTAGTTTTAACTTGAATATTTAAAGCGTTTCTATATTCGCCGTTAGGAACAAGTCTTTCATCAAGATCCTTGTTCATTTTACCAGCTGAAAAATTATGTTTAATTTCTGGCATAATTACTTAATTTGTTTACTCATGCCTTTTAATACTTGAGTAAATTCTTCTATTTTAATATTTGACAACCTTATTTTTGCTTTTCTAGTTTCAGCAAATCTTTCTTTTTTATACCTACCAATTATATACTCTGGTATATTAGATCTTGTAGATAATATACCATGCATTATCCACTTATAACAAGCTTCTTCGCAGAATTTATGTATAACCATTTCACTGTCCGTTCCAAGACCATCACTAACGTATTTTAAAATTATTGTTTCACCAGATAATGTAGAACCAAAATGTATATAACCTCTAAGGTTATCAATATAAAATGTTCCATTTGCTTGAGCATTTTTTGGATTTAATCCATATCTTCTACCTCTATTATCTAATTCGATATCCATTGAGTCGCCAGTTTCTGGACTTGTTTCTGTTGTGTCCGAAAAATTATCTAGTGTATCACTGGGAGTTTGTTCTGTTAAATCTTCGTACGTAGTAGTATAAAGTGGATATGTACCAGCTATAGGCGTATACTGATAAACCCCATCAGCATCTTGTGATATAGCAAAAGGATTAGAGGTTTTACTAGTTGGATATAAAATTCTTTCAATACCATCACTATCAACTTTAGTTAATTTTATATAATTAACGTAATCTTGTGGTAGTACCATTTTAAGGGTATTAGGTACTTCTATTTCTTGAGTTTTAAAAGAGCGTAATACGTCATACGATAATTCTTGTAAAGCCCTCATAGCATGGAATTGCACATCGGTTCTATTTATCTTATTTATTATCTTATTTTCTCCTACATAAATATACATAAAATTATTTATAATACTATCAATGTTTACAAACTGATATGTTCCAGGATTACTTCCAGTATAATATGTATTTTGACTTGTTGTTCCTAATAAACCCATAATTAACTATTTTGTTCTTGATTGGTCATTTGTATAGCGTTTGCCCCAACTTGACCAGCGTCTTGCTGTTTTGTTACAACACCTGATAACATTAATATTCTTGATACTAATGGCTCTTCTTCTGATTCTGCTAATTCAAAATTAACGCTAGTATTAATATTATATAAAGCTTTTTCATTAACGACAACATAACCCCAGCTTGGAGCTATTGGGGTTTTATAATAATTAACAGTACAGCTAGAGCTGTCAGTGGGCGAAGGCGTTATTCTAATTGTTGTAGATGATGCTCTAGTAAATATAGGTCTTGCTGTCTTAGGATATAATACTGAACCAGTCTCACCAAGGGAAGTAATATAATGTTCTTCTTTTTTATTTACTTCTGTAGCAAGATTAGTTCCTACTTTTACAATATCTAATTTATACAAATCTGTAGGAAGTGTCATTACGCCACTAGAAACGTTAGTATTTGTTTCTGATTTTAAAAAAGGAGACAATTTAGCTTCTATCATTTCTAACGTATCCGTGTGGGTATCATCATCTTTTATTTTAGCATTTGAATTCCTTATTTGATGAAAGTAATTTTCATATATTTCGTTTTGAGCTCTATCTGCTAATAAGTTAAACTCTTGTGGTGTTAAATAACCTCTTTGCTCTTTATTAAGCAATGCTAAAACTTTTTGATATATACTGTTTATATTTGCTGCCATTTGTTTTTATTTTACTATTATATAGTTACATAATAAAGCGGAAGGTTAGCCCTTAAATAAAAATAGCCACCCGTTAAGGTGGCTATAGTTTTGTTAGTTCAAACTAACTAGTTCATTCTTTTTTCTATATTAGAATAAATTTCCATACCTTCATCAGTTTTAAACCAAGCGGCTAAAGCTGAATAAGGATGCTCATCAAAAGGAACTGTCATTAACTTTCTATCATTTGATCCCCACATAAAATAGCGTTGATCAGATGATAATTTAATTATTCTAGCCTCAACAGCCTTAATACCAAAGTTTCTAAGTTGAACATTTTCATCTGTTGTTAATTCTAAAAATAATCTAGGATTACTTCTAGCAAATAATAGTAAGTCTCTTCTAAGTTCTTTAGAACTTAAATTGTTTACTTTAGACCCAACCTCAGCTCTCATTATAGCTTCAGCTAAATCAATATCCATATCTTTAGCTATTTTAAGCGCCTCAACTTCAAACTCTAACCAATCTAATTGGTTTTTAGCTGTTTCAATAGGCTTATCTTCATAATATAAAACATTTTTATCTGGGTGGTATAAAGAAAGTAATTTTTGTAATACTGTTTTTTCTTTAGGAATATATAAACTTCCACTTCTAAAAACAATGTGTTCTAATCTTTGATCTCCTTTCATTTCATCTACAAATACAGTTCTTTGATTAGAGGTGTTTTTTAATTCTCTTTCATAACCTTTTTCTTCATCAAACCAATGAACATTGGCGGATCTAATAGATCTTGATAATGGTTTTTTATTACCCTTTAAATAATACATTCTATCTTTTATTTCCCAGGTATTTTTTGGTTTAGGTTCCATTTTTGGAGTTTTAATCTTAGGTTGTTCTTCTACAACCATTGTTTCTTCAACTATAGATTTTTCAACCTTAGTTGTTTCTTTTTTCTTTGCCATAATATAATATAATAAAAAATTAATAAATAAAGAAAAGAGGAGCAACTAGTGCTCCCCTAATCTTAAAAGTGATTTACTTCATTAACATAAAGTTGTTAGCACCTTGAGTAACTAAACATCTTTCTGATAACATGTGTAATTGCATTGCATCTAAAGCAGATGTAGCAGCTCCAACAGAACCAGTAACCCAAGTTTTCATTTTTCGGTTATCAGTTTGAGAAGCTCTATATCTAACATGCAAGAACGGTCTTTTTAGGTTTTTACCTATAGACTGGTCATACACAGTAGATGTTCCAGCTGGAATCATAACTCCACGTATAGCCGCACTACCCGCTCTATCATTAATTCCACCTCTTGTTGCTTTATCATTTAGATATCTAAAGTCAGATTTGTAGAAGTCATAAGAACCTCTTCTAAATCCTGAGAAACCTAAATTTAACGCCATGTCTTCGTCGTTGTCAAATACTCCGTAAGAAGTTCCTCCAGCTCCGTAAGAATTCATTGAAGCTAACATGTCATCCATTGCTAAGCTAGTAGCTCTGTTAACAAACATCATGTTTTCCTCAATAGCACCTTGCTTATCGAATTCAGCTAAAATAGCATCAAACTCTGCTAAATCAGTAGCAGCGTTAACGCCAGTTACACCAGAAGTAACATTACCTCTTGATTCAATAGCCGCAAATAAACCTTCAGTACCAGCTCCGTTTAATCCTGCATCAGCAGAACCTCTAATTTGACCATCAGCAAAACCAATAATAGAAGCAGCAGCTGTTTTCTCAGCTTCTAACATTGTCATTTCCAAGTAATCATTGAAACGAGCTCTTGTGTCACCTTCAGCTTTTAAGTACCATAAGTAACCATTTTGTCCTTCTTCTCCAGTAACTTCAACCCATCCAATTTGTGATGCATCAGATCCAGATACTTCGTAGTAATCTTTCATGATGATTGGTTTATTACTGTAAGATTTGAACGTAGGTGTTAGTGCTGTTCTTTTATCAGCAGCAGCCGCGCCCGTGATATCACTGTAGCTTTGCCCTTTACCAAACTCAGAACCTATAACTAATAAAGTTGCTGTTCCGTCTGTTAATGTTGATAAAGCAGCTGTAGCATAAGGCTCAACTGTAACAACAGCTGTCGCTGGAGTTTCTACAACTAAAGCTTTTACTACCACACCAGCTTGCGCTATTAATACGATATCATTTGTTCTAATACCATGAGATGCTACAGCGAATCCATTTTCACCGTCAGCAGACCCATCGATATCATGAGTAACTGTAAACGTACCATTTGTATCTCCATCAGCATCAACTGTACCAACGTAAGATAAGTGTAATCTTGATTGTTCAGACCATACGACTTGATCAGCCGACATTGCCTCTTCCGCACCAACTTTCTCAAGAAATCCAGCTATTGTTCTCTGTCCGAAAACCTCAGCTTCTTTCTCCATTAAGTCAGGCAGGTATTGTTGTTCCCAGCCGGTTGACCCGCCTGCGAAATCTATATAGTTACTAGACAAAGCTTGCTGCTGTGCAGAAGGAACTTTGTTTAATAACGGCCCATTAGTTATTGCCATAATTTTTAAATTTTAATTGTTATTATTTTCTTTTTCTAATTTTGAATGATCTGTTTTTAATATCAGAAGAAGTTTGGCCTAACACTTTAACTTTTAATCCACCAGCTTCGTACTCACCATGCATTTTTCTAGGTTCTAAATTTATATTCTTATTTTTAGCAACACTATCTTTAATTGCATCAGATTTACCTTGCTCGTAAAAATGTTTAGCTATAGCATCAGCATTCATAGCGGTAAATAATGATTTATGATAACCTTCAGCGTCTTCAATAGTTGTGTTTTCTTTATTAGTAAACTTACTAACAAAATTATTGATATCACTTTGGGTTGTTTTAACCTTATCAACATCTTTTACATTAAACCTATAACGTTTGTCTCCGACATTGTATTCAAAACCTTTGAAATCTTGTCCAAAAAAACTATCAGTTTTATTTAAAAATGTTCTTTTATGTACTTCTGTTTGCTTCTTCTGTTCTTCAGATCGATTGAAAAAATCAATAGCCTGTTGTTGCTCTTCTGTGAGTTTACTTCCAGCTTTGATATCTTCATAATATTTAGACTTTTGCCTGTCTAAGTGGGCTCTAGCCTCGGCAACTTGCTCTTTAAGGGCTATTTTCTTTTTACGTATTTGTTTCTCATCATCTAATTCTTCATCTATACCGTAATTATCTTCTAATAAAAAAGACCTTTCTTCTGGTGATAAATGAGATTTTGTTTGCTTGTAGTATTCATCTAATACGTCAGAATCGTCCATTTTTTCAACGTCTCTATTTAATTGTACGTAATCGTTTAAATCACCGCCAGTCTCGTCCATGAACTCTACTAGCTTTTGTACGTTTTCTGGTAATGGTTTCCCAGTAGCTTCCATGTTTTCAATTGCCTCTTTAGCAACTTCTTTTATTTCTTCTACTTTTTCTTCTTGCGTGATTTCTTCCATTACTGGAATTTCTTCTGTAGAATCTGGAGCTTTGACTTCTGGAGTTTCGGTTTTTAATTCTTCAACTACGTTTTCTTTTTCTTCGATAACCTCTTCTTTTACTGGAGGTGGTTTACTTAAATCTATTTTAACAACTCCATCGTTTTCAACTTTTGGTTTAGATTTAAATTTACCTTTTTTATCTCTTGGTTGTTCTTTTTTTTCAACAACCTTTTCAGTTGTCTCTTCAACAACTTCTTTGTTTTTTTCTTCCATAATAAAATTTTATAAAATATTAAAAATTAGAGACCGAATTTTCTCATACCCGCATCTCCACTAAGTATATCATTACCTGATGATTCGAATTTTTTATCAGCATCACCCTGTTTTCTTTGCTCAATCATATTCATTTGATGATTAGCTTGTCTATCAACTCTCATGTCTTTTCTATCTTCTCGCTTGTCTTCTTTTTCTTTATCTGTATCTTGCTTCATTCCTTCTAATTGAGAGTTTAATTCAAATTCGTATTGCATTAATTCTTTTTTAGCTTGAACCTCTGCTTGTAAGAATTGTATTTGCAACTGATTTTTAGTTTGTTCTAATTGAGCTTCAGCCTGCGTTTTAGATTGATGCTTTTGTGCTTCAGCTTGAGCTGCTGCTTGTTGTTGCTGTGCGTTAGCCTGAGCCTGCGCTTGCATATTTTGCTGTTGCATTTGTTGGTCTCTTTGAGCTTTTGCTTTTCTTTTAACCTTTAATAGTTGATTAGCAAGTTTCACGTTTCTTACATTACGTAAATCAATAGCATCATCTAAATCAATTGATTGTTGTGCTATAGCGGCTTGAATGTTATTTTCTAATAAAGCTTTTTCTTCTTCATCTGGTAATAATTCTATAAATATTCCAAAATCATGAAGATGTAACTCTGCCATTTCTTCAAGTGTTGCTACATTATGAGCGCCTATAGCTTGTATAAAAGCATCTTTTGTTGGAGAGTACTCTACTATATCAGATATTCTTAGTGATAAACATTCAGCTACCTCAGCGGTTACAAATAACATAGATTGTAATATATGTCTTGTTGCTGTATTAGAATTTGCTGCAGCTAATTTTTGAACTCCAACTAAAGCATTTTTGTCTGGAGTAGCGGCATCTCTAGCTTCATTTAATCCTGTTGTGTCTCTTATCATTTGTAAATAGTAGTTGTAAGTTTGAATTAAACTTTGTATTTTGCCACCATTTACCCCATTATTTATTTGTTGTATAGGAACTTTGCCTGGATTTTGATCTCCATCTCCAGTAAAACTTCTACCTACAACACTACCAGTCTGGAAGAACATATTTAAGGCTTCTTGCGGATTATAGTTTGTTCCATTACCAAGATCAACTTCTGCTAAACCATCAACATCAAGATACACACCATCTGGTACCATTCTAGACATTACTTGCTGTAATTTTAAGTGAGTTAGTTGAATCATATCAGCAAAACCCGTTATTCTACTAACTATAGATTCAATTCTTCCCTGGTACATTCTAGGTGCAACTACTTGATAATTCATTTTAACACTACCAAAGTCAGAATCTGATCGCATCATATTATCAGCCATTTTCCATTTTAGTAATTTATCAGCGCCTATTAAATAAACGCCTTCATATAAAACCTCTACAGTTTTTTCTAATTTACCAAAATCGCCATCCATGCTCTCCACAGGAGGATCAAACGTATCATCTTTTTCAATTACTTTTTCGGCACCACTACCTAATTTTTTTAATTTGTAAACATTGTTCATGTGGGTTTTATAATTAAAATATAAAACCTCTACTTGGTTCTTATCTAGTTCTCTTCTGTAATGAGCATGCCTATGAGATGTGTATCCAGAGTTTTCTACTATATCTTTTATTTCTTCTTCTGTTAAATCAGGAAATTCTTTTACTAGTTCATTTATGGGTACAATCTTTACTTCGCCTATATAATAAATATCATCAAAATATGGGGATTCAGTATGAGAATAAATTAAATTAGCTGGATCAACATATCTTATTTTGACACCATCGGTAAAATCAAAAGTTGTTTTTGTAGCACCTATACCTAAAACTGTTAAATCATAAAGACATCTTCTTCTAATTAAATCATAATCGCTGTTATCCATTAAAACATTAATAGCCTGCTCTTCAGCTAATTCAACAGCTTGCTTATAGTTAAGTTGCATATGAAGTGCTAATTCTTCCTCTGAGTCAGGAAGTGATTCTGGTGGGTTTTCTGATATATCTATACCAAATTGCTCCTGAACTAAGTTAGTATATTCTTTAGCTCTCATGTCACGAAGTATTGACTCCATATACTCAGTTCTTTTGCTTATGCCATATTGATCTTGTGAAAATACGTTTATTTCGAAATTTCTTTGTGACATTCCGTTGACAACTATATCTACAAATTTAGGGATAATCGGAACAGGTTTCCAATCTAAATTTAAATAAGATAAATCACCGTTAATAGATAGTTCGTTTTTATATTTTTGAATTGATTGTTCTCCTCTAGCGTATAATCTTAATTGGTGAAAATTATTTATATTTCCATCAAACTTAGAAGTCGTCCCGTTAAACCACTCTTGTCTTATAGCTTTAGCTACATCTAATCCGTAATTTTCAGATAGTTTCTCTAAATCACTTACTGCTTGTGATGGAAAATTTACATGAGATTGAATCATACTTTGTCTGTTATTATTTTAGATTGAAATCCTTTATTATTATATTTATGCATACTAATGTTCATTGGCTGTTTTTCTACTTTTGGATTTGGTCGATATAAATGTCTATTACAAGCCATTACCGCTAAACCAGAACTGATCGACGCATCGTGTTTTGTTCTTTTGTTTATGTCAAACTTAGACCAGTCGTTTAATGTTTCATTAAAATACATAGAGCCATAAGTACCATCTTGCAATAAACCAATATGGTCATTGATGTACATTTCAATAGCAGCGGCGTGAGCTTGTTTTATATCTTCACTTGAATTAGGTATTCCGCCAACTTCTTTTTCCGCTACTGATAATTTATTCCAAACCTTATCTGGCCTATTTATACTAAACTTTCTATAGCCTCTTCTTCTTAAATAGTATAATAATCTAGGTTTATTATTTTCTGCTAATAATGGCATTCCATAAAACACTAACGCCATTAAAACGTCTTCAAAAAATATGTCAGCCGTTTGAGGTCTTGCTATATACTCTAAAAAGAAAGTATTAGCTGGAGCATCTTCCATTGAGAACTTAGTTAATCCATGCAAAGCTCCTTTTGACCCAGTACCATCTACTGTTCCAGATATATCATATGAGTCACAACCAAACGCTCCCATATGTTCGTTGCCTGGGTATTTTACGCCATTTTTTAATACAACGTTATTTTGTAAATTACTATTAGGTATCCAACTAACTTTAAATCTACCATTAGGGTCAGCATTAAAAACAACTTGAGTATCCTTAATTCCGTTTATCCATTGAAAATTACCAGTTGTTAATACAGAAGAGTTTTTATTTCCTTCATTATAATCTATTTGCTCGTATATTTTTACTAAGTTAAATAAACTATTTCCAGTCTCATCTCTAAATGCATGTTCTTCAGTTCTTGGGAATTGACGATAAAATTCATTTAAAGCGTCTTGGTCATCTTTTAATCCTTCAGCCTCATTGTTCCAGTGATCTATAACGCCATAATCTATTTCTAATCCGTGTGGATCTTTTTTTTCTTCTTCAGGTGTATTAAAAACTGGTTGACCGTACTCATCGATAAATCCCTCGTAATTCCACTCCATTGGAATAAATAAAGAATACAATCCAGACTTTGTTTGTCCATTTCTATTTCTTTTTGTTACGTCAGAGTTATTATATAGGTTTTTAAAATTATCACCCCCTTTATCTAAAGCGTTAGAAGTAGATCCCATCATACATTTACCAACTATTCTACTACCTAATCTTAAGCAAGTTTTTGTAACTCTCCAGTTGTTTTTTATATTATCAGGTCTTTCCCACTTACCACTTTCATCGTGTACTAGTAAGGAAAGTTTTTCCCCATCATAACTGTTATCTCCTGTATTCTTCCAGTCAATAGTTGTATCTAATCCCTCCATGTCATCTTGTTCTTCTCGTTCCCTCATTTTCTTACGAGTAAACTTTTTTGCAGGGACTCTATAAGCGAGTTCGGACTTTGGTCGATCCATACCGTCCTGTATTGGCTTGAAGAAGAAAGGGTAGTTAAGACTTATTGGTACCACTTTGTCTGTAAACATCTTTTTGGCATCGGAACCAGTCTTAGAAAGTATCCCATATCTACTATCACTAGCTAATGTAGCTAAATTAACAGTTTCAGCTGAACTCATAAATGAAAAACCAGAACGTCTATTTTTTAAATAACACATTCCGTAACTTCTTTTATCTGCCTTACAAGCTTCCCAAAATATAAAGAATAATCTATTTGCCTCTCTATAATCTGGAGCCCCAACGTCAATCTTACTCCATTGTAAATACATATAGTGCGTACCGGTTATCCAGGTTGGTTTACCATTATTCATAAACCAGAAACCTTCTTCTCGACGTTTAAATTCCTCGTCTATGTAATCGTACCATTTTTCTTTATTGTTTTCCGGATAACCCCTCCAATCGAATATGT